GCGTGAGCGGCCCAAATCCACATTCTAATAGTTGCACGCGAGGATATTTTACCTCAAAGAAGCCAACTATTCGTGGAATATACAATTTCGGACATACGCTGTAGAAACTTGCGACCAATAGTAAAAATTCTAAACCTTAGAAAGATGCGAACATCTTACAAAGGTATAGTATATAAAACCTATTGGCTACAAGTAGCACAATGTAAGATGTCTAAGCATCTCGTCCAAGAAAAAGAACTAACATGAAAAATGTTCTTTCACTCCTGCCCGGCCGCCGGGCAGTATTCTAACCTTCGAAAAGGTTTGTTACGACGTTTATAGTCCGTCGACTTTATGAATTGACCCAAGTATTCAAATTTATTTATACGCATTATGTGGCAGTGGGGTCACCATATGCGTATAAAATTGGTGCTCCAGTAAACATACCGAGTTGAAAATCTTCACCAATTGATATGTATTTATCAATTCTCAAATTTGATTCGGAAGACTCATTTACCTCAGTAGACAATTCATGACTATAATGGATACCAGAATAGTAATTAAGATCACGTCCAGCTACGAAACGTTGCCCTGGAGTATAAAATGGTGTTTCATACTCTAGACAAGGATTATTAGTAGTTGGTGTAATGTGTGCACCCCCCAAAGTGGGACGCAAGGTCTCTTGCATTTGTGATCTACGTGAACCTACACTACCACTATCTAATGGATGCGCAAAGGCTCCATTTGAAGTACCAAACACATCATGCCTAGCAACATGAAAGGTACCAGAATCACCAGAACCCTTTTGTCCAGATATAATAGCTTTGTGACGCAGAGCACCGCGTCGACAAGCAAAAGACGGAGTTAAATAATTCAACAAAGTCATAGTACAAAAATTGTAGGGAGAGACACTTGCAGAATTATCTTGAGCTGCATCTTGTCCATTTGGATCCCATCCTCTAAAGTAGGGAAAATTGGTTAGATCTTGAGTAACCATTCGGGTACCTGATCCAGTGTCACCGGGCCAGTATGAATTATGATATTGATACCTTCTAAGTAGTTCACGAAAAGAAACGATCCTCTCACCTTGATAAACAAGATATTGATTATCATCTTTTATGCCTTCACCAGGTGCAAAAGTTGCAACTTCAGAAGTACAAGTTGGTGAATTAGACATATCGGCTGTAGAAACCATATGATCAGGAGCAATTTCTGACTGTTCTTGGAAGTTAGACAATAATGACAATCCATTAGTAGTAGGAACTGAAACAGCAAAATCATCGCCTGCAGAAACCCAAACTTGAATGTTCACATCAGCTGCAGTTACAGCAGGTGTAGCAAGTTCATTTACTACATACACTGAAAGTGTACCATTATCAGTTGCTGCTCCCCCTGCAACAGGGAAAACATCATCATGAATAGACTTTGAAAGTAACGATGCAGGGCCTAAATTAACAGCCCAAGCACGTACATCTGCCCATTTCACTTCATACTCAAAATCCCTATTTTCAGAAATATCAACAACAGTAGAATAGACCTGATTAAAGGGTACAGCACCTATATTATTTTGAGTAGGATTGTAGACAATTCGCAAACGTCCACGATGATATTCAGAACAAACCACATTGAAACGAAACTTAATTGAACCTTGCCAACACGAAAAAGGTCCAGCACCATAAGCAAGTGATGTCATATGTAACTCCTTCACAGGTGGTGTTGATAATGTCTGATTATAAACAGGTGCAACAACAAACGATGTTAACAAAGTATCAGCAATAGCTGATTCAGGCCATGCAAATTGTCTCCAATAAGAAGGACGTTGGCATATAGCATTAACAGTAAGTTCATCTTCACCACCAAGTCCCATAACTCTAGTATCAATTGTCAATTCATTCTTTGAATCAAGTGACAATTTAACTAAATTTTCTGGAACATCGGAATTGGTAAGATTACCCATATATCGTGGGACATAAACCTGTGAATCAGAGAGAACTTGAGGACGAGAATATCCAAAAAGCTTTGCCATTTGGCCCATACTAGTGGCCACCATTGATGTGGCTTTAGCATAAGGCGTTAAAATGGGTATCATTGCGAGAGCGTCAGCTGCTCGCACAATTGCAGAAGCAGGTTTACTTATAAGACCATTACTTGCAAATTCATCACTTTGGGTATTTGACATTTGCTTCATTGGTTTCTTCTTTCCTCTACCTCCTGCTTGTTCCACATAAGGCTTAGGAAATCCGAATTCATCCAGTTCACGGTTAGTTTCACCAGATTGAACATCAGAGGTAGTTGGTACAGCCAACACCACATTTTCAGCCCAACAAAAGACGGATACAGTAATTGGATCTGTGCCGCCATTAGCGTGACGTAAAATGTCGAAATCGTGAATGGTACATTTTCCCATGTTATGTTCCCAACTAACATAGGTAATTTCAAGATAATTCTCTGGCCAAATAAAAGGCAAAAGCATTTCTCCACCTTGTGAGGAACATGGATCAAGTAATAGATGAGGCTTTTGAGAAGCCTGCACTAAATCTTGTTCAAAGAAAGCACGATTTTTGGTAACATCATCATAAATCAAGTAAGGATTATATGATAATAAGGCACGTCCATAGTAAAAACTATTTCCATTCACAAGAACTTTCAAGCGCAAATTGCATCGAAGATTACGATAGCGATTAATTTTAGATTTAACATCAGCATTGCCAAAGAAATCTGTCCATGGATTAAACACTTGATAAAGTCGTGAACCACCAGGAGTCCACTGATATTCTTGAATTTTAACTGGTCGACTGAGAAAGTCACCCAAACTTGCATCAGAAAATCCAGCAAGTCGAGTTGTTTCGTCATTTGACGCAGAAATTTCATAAGTCCATGGTGAATCTCCGTCAACAAAGTGTACATTCTCTGTTTGTTTTTGTTTGGTATCTTTAGATACCGAGTAGCCGGCCCCCGCCGACTCAGTGTTAAGGGTATTATTATTTGAATTATTGTCAGTAAGCGAATTTATGTAAATACGAGAGAGAGCACCGCTTAGTGCCCAAACCGCAGCAATATTTCAATGGTTGGCGAAACCCCCCGTAAAAACGGGTATCCTCAGGGAAAGATGCCTTCGAGTGCAAAGCAGTTCACATATATGTAAAAATATGCAAAACATATAATATGCTGTAATCCATATACACAAGACTATTTTAAACTTATAACCACGAATAGTTCCGGGGTTGGATGCGTTTAAGTGTCATCCCAAGACAAAGTGAAACTTACTCTTCAAAGTCCCACTCATCTCCAACAGTTGAAACGAACGTTGATTCATCAATTGGCTCATCATCATTACTCTCCATGTAGCGGTGACGAAAATAGCCAAGACGATCTTCATATGATTCGTTCAACATTTGACAGGAATCAGTTAGACCGCAACGAAATGCGACTTCCTTCATCTGCGTACGGCGCTTTTCATAAACATCACGTCCATGTTGCCACCATTCCCGCAGAGCTCCATCAATATTGGAAATGCTTTGGTCCTCAAGAGAAACTACCTTCGATTCTAGGACAGTATGGAGAGACTTAAAAATTGAAGTCTCATCCAAAGCACCATGAATCATACCTGTATCTTCATTATAAATGTTACGACGCTTCAAAAAATCGGCGTCACAATCATTCATATATTCAGTAGGTGTAGATTCCTTATCAGGCATGGTAAATACCATATCACGTTCTTTCAAGAAGAGAGCATACGAAATGTGGTTAAACCAGTCACAGCCTTCTTTTACAGAACCCTTCACATCATCGCCATAAGTCATCATAGCGGCAGTTTCACGAAAGGGAAGAGATTCTGCTACGGAAGGCCGCAAATGGAAAAATGCACAACGCAACTGCAACGAATTAACAATGCAATTGATGTAAACAGTAAGATTCTGTCCCGAAGGATTAGAACCTGCATGAATAATCAAATCACCATTATACGCAACACATGAATATGCAATTTCCGTGGCTATTCCTTGCATAATCTTCAAATCGCGTTCAGAATATCTTCCACACCGATCGGCAATTTCGATAAATACAGCAAAAGCAGCATTAATCAACTGTGCAGGCATGCGCAAATCATACTTACTGTAATCTCCAGCAAGGATACGATCTTCACCATGCTTACACATGTGCTTTGCCAACTGATCCCATTCAGGACCCTGAGCATTTACGCCAACAGCACATTCAGAGTCCAAAGGAAACAAGGACAAGATACGAGCTAATGGCAAAAAGTATTTGCGTACAAGCATTTGTGTGGCCCAATCGGCAGCTTGAAAGACTCTCACCTTATCTTTAGTTAATTTAGTGGGTTCATCTTTTACACAAGCTTTAAAAATTGAATAGCAGCGTTCACCTTTTGCTAATAATTCTTCCATTTTTCCCATTTCTGCAATAATAGAAGGATCAGCCTCAGCAGGACACTGAAATCCAGGAAAATCAAGGGGATCCAAGAGATCAATCATATCTCTCTTAGGTCCAGATAATGGAAATCCCTTTGAAGTTCCCTTCTTCATAGCATCAATGAAACGTTTTCCATCTTTGCCACAAAGAGTCTCCATGTCAGTCATTGGAGTAAGTTCACTTTTAACCCAGTCCTTAAACTCAGGCTCAGAAAATTTATCAACTAAGTGGTCGACATAATCGTCATAAGCCTGGACTAAAAGGAAACCCTCAATACCAGAACTTGAATTTGCAGAGTGTGCAGTTATTGTT